CTGACCGCAACGGCCACCGGCAGCGGCACCAAGACCCTGCGGGACTTCACGCCCCGCGAGAACCAAGCTCCGGCCACAAACTTCGCCACAGTTGACCAGCGCAACAGCTTGACGGTCCTGGAGTTCGACGCTTCCGCAGCCACGCCTGAGGCAGCTGTCTTTGTCGGCGTTATCCCCGAAGGTGCAACGCTGACCTCTGGCCTGCTGGTGCGGCTCTGGTGGATGGCGGACACGGCCACCAGCGGCAATGTTCGATGGGCTGCAGCGTTTGAGAAGGCCGGCACCGACATGGATGCCGACTCGTTCGATACGACCACGGAGGCGACCAGTGCTGCCAGCGGCACCAGCGGGGTCGAGGTGGTGGCGGAGATCACCTGCACCGCCATCGACTCCCTGGCGGCCGGCGACCGCTACCGGCTGAAGATTTCAAGGATCTCTGCCGACGCCACCAACGACACCATGAGCGGCGATGCGCAGCTGACGGCGGTTGAAGTCAGGCAGGTGGCGTGATGGCTTATACGTTTAATGGGACTAACCAGTATCTGACCGCTCCATTGTCGTTCCCCGGCTATCCGCTAACTTTTTCTGTTTGCGCATCGTTTTCATCGCTATCAACAAACCCGTTTGTTATATCGTTTGACACTCCAGTTAGCGGAATTTACAGGATCGTCTCTCTTAGTGTTACGTCTGCCGGTGTTGCCAGGGCAATCGTGTTTAATGACAACGCCTCTGGCTCGGCATTTGCCGCAAGCCCAAGTGGTGCCGTTGCCATAAATACGCCCTATGTTCTTACAACTGTTTTTACCAGCTCTTCAAGCCGTAGCATTTTTGTTAATGCCAACAAATATAGCAATACGGATTCCCTGACAATTTCTTCTCCAACAAGATTTGCGATTGGTTGCTCATGGGACAGCTCAAGCAATTCTTTTTTCAACAGCGGCTCCATTGCCGAAGCCGCTGTCTGGAACGCAGCCCTAACCGACGCCGAAGTCGCGTCCCTCGCCGCTGGCTTCACGCCCGATCAGATCCGCCCGCAATCGCTCCAGTTCTACGCCCCGCTGATTCGCGACCTGGCCGATCTGCGGCTAGGTCGCACGATTACCAACGTCAACAGCGCCACAGTATCTACCCATCCGCGTATCATCCAATGAGCCTCTTTCAGAACATCGCCACTGGCGAGGTGCGCGACATTGATGATGGCCTGATGGCCGCCTGGATTGCAGCTGGCAACCCCAAGGCCGATCAGTGGACGCCATACACGCCCGCCCCGCCGGAGCCCCCCGCCCCACCAGAGCCCGCCCCCGACTGGCTCGGCTTCGCCGGGTGGCTTTATCAGTTCGGCCCGATGGCAGCCGCCATGACCTCAGCCCGCGCCAGCGCCGACCCCCAGGGCGAGCCCGCCACGACCGGCCTGCCGGCGGCAATGGACGAAGCCAGACTGCGCCAGAACTACAGACCCTTCGCCCTGAGCTGGGCCCTGTTCCTCGCCGCCTCCGGCCTGCCCCCGGCCGACCTGGCGGAGATTGTCGGGAAAGCCACTGCCTGTCACCTGCCGGCGCCGTTTGTCGCAGCGCTGCAGCCGGTAGCGGCTGCTGCTGGATCGTCAGACTGAGCCAACAGGTGCAGCGCCATGCCGCCAGATGATGTGTCCCACAGGGACATTTATGTTCGCCTTGCCGAACTGGGCGGGAAGATTGATTCACTGCTAGGCATGGTGGCCGAGCGAAAGGAAGATGTCGTCCGACTGACAAAGGACCTTGATGCGTTGTTTGCTCGACAGCGGATTCTCGAAACCCGCATGGCGCAGGTGATTGTGATTGGTGCGCTGATCGCAATCCTGATCCCGGTGCTGGGTTCAGCCATGCACATCCGGCTGCAGATCCCAGCTGTCACCACTGAAGAGCTGAGCAACCCGCGATGAATCGATTCCTGGGGCCATGCCTGGCATTCGCTGGCACCTGCCTGCTGGGCAGCGCTGCAGTGGGCGTGACCGACTGGGCCAGCTGCCTCAGCCACAACGGCGGCGGCGGCTGCCAGACCCCCCGGGCTGATGCCATGGCGGCCCTGGCCGGCGCCGCCAATGTGGCGCTTGGCGTTGCCCTTCAGGAGCACAGACCATGAGCAGCAAGAGCGAACAGATTATGGCGGCTGTGGAGCAGCTGCTGGGCGCCACTGATGGCATCAATGGCCGGATCTTCCGCGACCGCTGGGAGGCTCTGGCCCGCGATGAAATGCCGGCGATTGTGATTCAGCCGCAGAGCGAAGATCCACAGATCAACGCCATCCCATTCTCTGACCGGGCGCTGTCGTTCAGCCTCGACATCTTGATCAGCGGCCGGCCGCTGAGTGTGCTGGCCGATCCGATCCGGGTGAGCGCCCATGCCCTGCTGATGGCGGATCGCACCCTGGGCGGCCTGGCCCAGGACATCGTGGAAGGCACCGCGCAATGGGACGCGGAATCCGGTGAGATCGGTGTGCTGCGCATCCCGTACCGGGTGAGGTTCCGCACCCGGACTGTCGACCTCACGCAATAGCGGCCCGGTCGGGCTCGGTAGCCTGACCTATCAGCAGACCTGCCATGGCCGCCCGCTCAGCCTCGCCCCCGCCTCTCCCCACGGAGGGTGGCAGCTACGAGCTGCAGGGCGGCGCCTGGGTCTGCACGCAGCAGACCGTGATGGCTGCTGCTGAGGTGCCGGCCGAGCTGGAGGCCCTGGCCGAGCCGGAGCCCGAGCCGGCGACCACCGACAACCCCGAGGACTGATCATGGCCCAATGGCGCAACCGGCTGGCCCTGGTTAAGGCCGAGTCGACCTACAACACCAACCCCAGCCCGGCGGCCACCGACGCGCTGTTGTTCACGGAGCTGGACGTTGAACCGCTGGCCCTGGAGCTGGCGGAGCGAGAAATCATCCAGGCCACCTATGGCAACAAGGCCAGCGTGGTCACGCAACGCAGCGTGCCGATCAAGGCGACTGTCGAGCTGGCGGGCTCGGGTACCGCCGGCACCGCACCGCGCTACGGCCCGATGCTGAAGGCATGTGCCCTGGGGGAAACAATCGTGGCCAGCACGAGCGTCACCTATTCGCCGGTGAGCTCCAGCCTCAGCAGCTACGCGATGGATTTCTACATTGACAACGGCAGCCGCCAGGCGGTCGGCGGCATTCGTGGCACTGCTGAATTCAGCCTGAAGACCAACGAGTTCCCCACGATCTCCTTTGATCAGCTGGGCATCTATTCCGCGCCTGGCGCCCTGAGCCGCCCGAGCGAGACCTACAGCGCCCAGGCGTCGCCGCTGCCGGTCAACAGCGACAACACGGCCACGGTTTCGGTTCATGGCTTCTCTGCCTGCATGGCGGAGTTCAGCCTGTCGCTCGGTGTTGAGACCACCTTCCGCCAGCTGGCCGGCTGCACGAAGCAGGTAATGGTCACCGAAGCCAAGGCCAGCGGTTCGATCACCATCGAGCTGCCGTCCTTCGCGGCAAAGGATTTCCTGACGATCGCCAGCAACCAGACCACCGGCGCCATCAACTGGGTCCACGGAACGACCGCCGGAAATATCGCCACCTTCAACGCTGGCGCCTGCGCCTTCGACTCGCCCACCTACACCGAAGCCGACGACATCACCCACATCGTCCTCCCCTTCCGGCCCCTGGGGACGACGCCGTTCACGCTGGCTTTCACCTGATCGCCCTTCTCCCACCGCCGCCCGTTCATGTCGTTCATCCTTGAGCAGTCACCCACCTTCAGTTGGCCTATCACCATCCGCGAGGTTGCTGATGGTGGCCGGCACCGCACCCACCAGTTCGAGGCCATCTTCCGCCGGCTGCCCCAGAGCCGGATGGAAGAGGTGCAGCTGCAATACCAGCAGATGAAATCAGCTGCGGTTCACGACCGCGAGATCGACGCGATCCCAACCCGCGAGATCGCGAGTGAAATCCTGGCCGGCTGGACCGGCATCAACAACCCGGACGGCTCCGCAGTGGAGTTTGACGAGCTGGCCAAGGCCCAGCTGCTGGAGGTGGCCACCGTCGCCGATGTGCTGGTGTCGACCTTCTTCGAGGCCCACGACAAGGCCCGAGCAAAAAACTGATGGGCGCCGTCGACCACCTGATGCGAGCCGCCCGGGGGTCAACGGCGCAGATGGAAGCCGACGCCGCTGCCTATGGCGTGACACTGGAGCCCCATCACCTGGCGCCGCGCAGCTACCGCCTGTGGGCCGAGCACTGGCCAGCGGTCAACCTGTTCCAGCGGATGCAGACCCAATGGCGCGCCACATCGGGCGGCGTGGTGGGCCTCGACTATGGCGTGCTGCTGCAGCTGGCACCGATCTGGGGGGTCGTCGTTGATGCCGGCCTGATGGAGAACTTCCAGGTGCTGGAGGCCCACGCCCGCGACACGATCAACCGCCAGGCCAACCAGAGGAGGTGACCCCATGGCTGTGATGGATGCGCTGCTGAAGATCAGGGCCGATGTGTCCGGCGAGGGGCAGGTGACGGCAATGAGCCGAGCCGTCGGGGGGTTGACCAGCGCGGCCGGCAAGGTCAGCGGCGGGCTTAAGGGCACGCTGTCGGCCGTTGGTGGGCTGTCGAGCGCCATGGGAAATTTGGTGCCGCTGGTCTCTGGCGCGGGCTTGGTCGGCCTCGGCAAGGGTGCCATTGATGCCGCCGACGACATGAACGACCTGGCGCAGAAGACGGGCGTCAGTGTTGAGCAGCTGAGCCGTTTCAAGCAGGCGGCAGATGCCAGCGGAACCGACATCGATTCAGTCGGCGCCGCAATGATCAAGTACGGCAAGAATGCCGCCAGCACCGGCAAGGCTAACGAAAAATTAGTGGCGGCATTGGATGAACTGGGCATCAGCTCAAAGGATGCAGCGGGCAATCTCAAATCATCGGATCAGGTGATGCTTGAGGTCGCCGATCAATTCAAGTCGATGCCCGACGGCGCAAACAAGAGCCGGATCGCCATCGACCTCTTCGGCAAAGCTGGCGCCAATCTGGTTCCGCTGCTCAATGGCGGCAGCGAGGCGGTGAAGAGTCTCACCGCCACGATGACCACGCCATTCGCGAAAGCATCCGATGCCTTCAACGACAAGCTGGTGTCGATTCAAGGCAAGCTCGGGCAGGTTGGTGCCAGCGTCGGCACCGCCCTGCTGCCTCCGTTGAACTTGCTGTCTGATGTCGTCATTGGCCTGGCCAATGGCTTTACCGCCCTGCCGGGGCCGATACAGGCGCTGTTTGGTGTTGTCGCTGCACTGAGTGCTGCCTTTGTGGTGTTGGCCCCGGCAATCACCGCAATCATTGCCCTTGGCTCCGCCCTAGGGGGCCTGAGCATCGGCGCCACCATCGCCGGCTGGCTTGGCGCGATCGGCCCGGCGATTGCTGGCGTCACAGCCGTCATCACTGGCTTCCTGGCCTGGCTGACGGGCACCCTGCTGCCGGGTCTGATCGCGTTCTTCTCCGGCCCGGTCGGCTGGACGGTGCTCGCCGTGGCGGCTGTGGTGGCGATGGTGGTGCTGTTCAAGAAGCCCATCGGCGACTTCCTGAAATGGCTTGGCGGCGCAATCGCAACAGGGCTCAATGCTCTGTGGCAGTGGGGCGAACCTATCAGGACATGGCTTGCCGGTGTGCTGACCACGGCTATGGAGGCCATCAAAGCTGCATGGACAACAATCTCCGGCGTTGTGTCATGGGGAGTGAAGGCAGCATGGGCGATTATCTGGCAGCTATTCATTCAGCCATGGATCAACGCCTGGAACATCGTCCTCAGGGGGCCGGTTACGGCCTTGTGGGAATGGCTCAAGGGAGTATGGGCTGGCATCTCTGATTTCTGGAGCAAGAACGTCGTCGCTCCTATCAGTGGGGCATGGAACGCCTTGAGCAATGGCATCAGGGACGCGATGCAAAAAACAGTCTCGTTTGTTTCTGGTATCTGGACCGGGCTAATCAAGACTCTTCGCGGGCTATTCAATGGCTTTCTTGCTGGCTGGGCCAATGCGATCAACTTTGTTATCCGTGGAGTCAACAGCCTGATCGCCACCTTCAACCGCCTGCCGGGTCCAGACATCGGCTACATCCCCACCGTCGGCGTTCCTGCCTTTGCCGAGGGTGGCGTGGTCGATCGCCCCACGCTGGCCATGGTGGGCGATGGCGGCGAGAGGGAATACATCATCCCCGAGTCGAAGATGGCCAGGGCGTCAGCAGCTTTCCTCGGCGGCGCCAGGGGCAGCCAGGTGATGGGGCCCGCCTCCATCAGCATCACCACCGGCCCTGTGCTCCAGCAGCAGGGGCAGCAGTGGGTGACCATGGCTGACCTTGAGCGGGCCATGCGGGCCACCGAGGCCAGCACCCTGGGCCGCATCCGCACACCAGCCGGCCGGGCTGCTATGGGGATCCGCCGCTGATGGGCAACCGCGCGCAGTCCCAATACCTCCGCCTGTACGACTCCGCCGGGGTGGTCTATTCGCGTTGGCAGAACTACCACGCCCAGCGGGCTGTCACCTGGGACAGCCAGCAGTGGATCTATCTGCCCTTCGAGGCCACCGGCCTGACCGATGGATCCGACGGCGATGAGGCCGGGGTCACCGTCACCCTGCCGGCCCTGCCGATGGTGGTCGATGCGGCCTTGGCGGCCCTGGCTCAGAGCAGGTTGTGTGAGCTCAGGATCTACCAGTTCAACACCGACAGCGGTGACCTTGACCCACCAGCTGGTCAGTTGCAGGTGGCCACCTTCACCGGCGAGCTGGTGCGCTGCGGCGGTGGCCTCACCGCGATGACCTGGGAGCTCGGTTCCGCCCTCTCGCCGGTGGGTGCCCAGATCCCACCGCGAACACTCACGACCCGCCTGATGGGGCAGGGGTGCCGGCTATGACGCTCTCCGTTTCCGATCCGCTGGGCCTGGCCGCCATTCAAGCGGGCATGGTGCCAGCCCCGCTGGCCGAAGGCGCGGCCGAGGGCAGCAGCGAGCTTGACAGCCAGCAGCAGGCTGCAGTGATCGGCGATCCGGTGCCGATCGTGTTCTGCCGGCGCGATGAAGCGGCCGGGACAGGCGGCGTGCTGATCAGCCCGGCGGCCACGGAAGCCAGGTTCAGCAACGACAGCTCCAACGCCGTCACGGCCAGTTACCACCTAGTGCTCAGTGAGGGCCGGATCGGATCCATTCAGGTGCGGGATGTGTTCCAGCGGGCCTGCCGGGTTGGCAGCTTCAGCCAGACCTACGACCGTCGGGCCGGCACCTGGGCGCCGGGGAACTTCGTGACGCTGCAGACGGGCTATGACCTGCCGGACTGCCCCTTCTACTGCGGCACGGTGGGCACATACGACGGGATGAGCACCCTGTCGTTCACCAACACGATCCCCGATGGGTTCGACTTCTGGAACCGCCAAGTTCATGCGTTCATCAGGAACGGAATGCAGATGGCGCGGCTGGTTGATGGCGTGACCGGCAGCAGCAACAACTTCGCCGATCTGGTGCGGTGGTCGCTGGAGACCTGCCCGAAGCTGCCCATCTCAATGATCGATGCAGCGGCGCTGCTCAAGGCCGCCACTTTCCTGGAGGCCAACGGCTTCGCCTGCGATTGCAACATCACCCAGAGCCAGAACCTCGGCGACCTGCTGGCCCAGTGGGCGCCCTACTTCCTGCTCACCGAAACCAGGGTGGGCGGCAAGCGAGGCCTACGGCCGCTGCTGCCGGCCAACGACGACGGCGCCATCAACGTCGGGCCGCTGGCTCCGGTTTTCACCTTCACCGAGGCCCATGTGCTGCCCGGCAGCCTGGAGATCAGCTACGTCCCGCTGAGCGACCGGAAGCCGTTTGCGGTGAAGGCCCTCTGGCGCCAGCAGCTGACCGATGATTTCGGCATCATTCGCACCTCTGAGGTGCGCTATGAGGATGAAGCCGCAGAAGGCCCTTTCGAGCAGCACGATCTCAGCCCGTTCTGCACCCGGGAAAATCACGCCGTCAAGGCCGCGGCATTCATCAGGGCCCGGCGCCGCTATGTCACCCACTCGGTCAGGTTCACCAGCCGGCCGGAAGCGTTCGGCACCCTGGTCAGCGAGGGCAGCATCGTGCGGGTGCGGCTGCGGCGTGAGACCAGCTTCACGAACCTGGGGCTCCACGACTACCTCTACGAGATCAACCGGGTTACCAAGAGCCAATCCGGGGATGTGAGCATTGAGGCCACCCACCTCCCTGTTGATTTGCAGGGCCGGAGCGTGGTTGCCCTGGATGTGGCCGCGGCGGTCGGGAATGGCATCCTGCTGACCAGCAACAGGACCGGCGTCAGCTGTGACGTGAACAGCTCCAGTGACACCACGGTGCCGGCTGAGACCTTCACTGACGCCGCCGCCATCGATGAGCCGGTGGTGCTGCCATCGGACCTGGGACCAGGCTTCACGGGCGATTTCGGCAGCTTCCCGGAGACAGAGAACCCGTCCGATTTTCTGGACCAGGGCTATGAGGATCTCGCCGGCGCCAGCATCAGCGGCGATCCGGTGGAGGGGAACACGCTGCGGGCGCCCGAGGTCTGCACCGGCGGGACCACCCTCTGGTACAAGACGGACGGAGAGGGCAACCGGATCATCCCGCTCGAGTTGCTCGGCAGCGGCCAGGCCCTGCAGCTGGCAGCGAATGGCACGATCGTGGGTTACGGGGTGGGGGTGGACATCACCTGCCCTGGCGATCCCGTGCCGAAGCGGGTGCCGTACAAGGGGCCGATCGCTGGCCTGAATCCAGCGCTGGCGTATCAGTGGACCTTTACGCTCACGGGCGACTATCTGGGCGGCCCTCCCACCGACAACCTCTACGCCACCTGCCATGCAGGCACAACGCCAGAAACAAAAGTTGGGACAATGACAACCCTCCCGAATGAAGTGGCATGGTTTGTCTTTGGCAATTCAGTTCCTCACCCATGCTTCACGGTTTATGGAATTGGCGGCAACTATTACAACGGCATCGGCTTTTACAAAGGCCCCGCAGCGGCGTATGGGAGTTCATCGACAACGTTTCTGGTAAGCCCTCCAGGATCATTTCTTTACGGCATTGAGTACGTTCTCAACGCCAAGATGTCCGTCGCCGTGGTGCCCCTCTGATGGCCAGCTTCCCCGCGCTTTCGCCCGCCACCCGGACCTTCACGCCCGCCAGCCCGCAGCATTCCACCCTGCAGGCCATCGGCGGCCAGCAGAGCCGGGTGGGACATTCCAGCGCCATGGTTGATGGTGCGCTGCGGCTGTCGTTCGTGATGCTCAGCGAGGCGGACATGCTGTCGATCCTCACGCACTACCAAGGGCAGCAGGGCGACTATCTGGCGTTTTCGATTCCATCCGAGGTGCTCTCAGGATTCACCGCTGGCGATTTCACCCAGGCCGGCTATCAGTGGCGCTATGCCAAGCCGCCGGAGATCGCCGACTTCTGCGGGCCGCTGCATGATGTGACGGTGGAGCTTGAATCCGCCATTGCCGAGAACGTCATGGCGGCCGGCTTCTACCTGGCGGCGGCGGCCAGCTTCTACCCCGCGACGACGATCGCCCCAGGGGCCGGACTGGCTGCTGCTGCCAGCTTCACCCCTGGCGCCGCATCGGTCTGATCAGTCGAGCTGTATAGCCTGACCCATCGGCCGGTAGCGCATGGCATCCTTGATCTTCAACTCCTTCTGGGAGGACCTGGCCAGGGGTGCGATCGACCTGGACACCGACACCATTAAGGTGATGCTGGTTGGCAGCGGCTACACCCCCAGCAAGGATTCGGACCTCAAGCGCTCAGCCGTCACCAGCCAGGCCAGCGGCACCGGCTACACCGCCGGCGGCGCCACCTGCACGGTGACGATCACCAAGGACCTCGCCAACGATCGGCTCAATGTGCAGCTGGGCGCGGTCAGCTGGGCCACCAGCACGGTCTCAGCCCGGGGCGCCGTCTATTACAAATCCAGGGGCGGGGCCAGTTCCGCCGATGAGCTGGTGGCGTACAACGACTTCGGCACCACGCTCAGCAGTTCGGCGTCAACCTTCTCGGTGGCGGCCTCCACCATCGTGCTGCAGAACTGATGGCATTCCCGGCGCTTGAGCCAGCAGAGCGCAGTTACTCGCCGGCGCAGTATCCGCTCACGGCGCAGGCCGGCTGGGCCGGCGGTTCGGTGCGGTTCCTGCACAGCCCCAACCCATCGGGCGCCACCCTGCGCCTGGGCTTCTCGCTGCTCACCGCCACTGAGGCCGGCCTGATCCGCGCCCATTACTGGGCCATGCGGGGCGGTGCCGGCTCATTCCTGCTGGGCGCCACGGCATGGGCAGGCCACAGCAGCCAGGCCGATTTGGTGCCGGCCGGCACCCTCTGGCGCTACGCCAGCCCGCCCGAAGAAACCCACCGCAGCGGCGGCCTGATCGACGTGTCGGTGGAACTGGAGTCGCTGGCCTGAGCTGGTCGGGATCCATAGCCTGACTGGTCAGACCCTCGACCATGGCCAACCCGGCGCCTATCACCCTGGCCCAGCTGTTTCGGTTCTATCGGGGGCTGCCGCATCAGGCCGCGGCGATCGCCGAGATGGAAGAGGAGCTGATCAGCAAGGGCTACGCCGCCACCATGCGCCGCGATCGGCCCTGGTTTGCCACCTGGGCGCAGGGGGGCAAACAGCCTGATTCCGTGCTGCCTGCCCCCGGCCGCCCCTCCAATCCCCTGGCGCCATTCCCCTGGTTCCCCCAGCTCGACAACGGCCCCCAGGGTTGGCGGCAATGCCAGACCAGCTCCATCGCCATGTGCCTGGCCTACCTGAAGGTGCCGGGCATCGCCGACGACCTCGACTATCTGAAGGTGGTGCAGCGCCATGGTGACACCACCAGCCAGCAGGCCCACCAGGCGGCACTCAAAGAACTGGGCGTCCGCGCCCGGTTCGTGCAGAACTGCTCGGCGGGGCAACTGCAGGCCGAGATCCGCGCCGGCTTTCCGGCGGCGATCGGCATCTTGCACCATGGCCCAGCCACGGCACCATCCGGCGGCGGCCATTGGATCACTGCCTACGGCTACGACGCCCACGCCTGGATCGTGAATGACCCCTATGGGGAGCTCAACCTGGTGAATGGCAGCTGGGATCACCAGGGCGGCGACAGCGGCCGGCGCCAGCGCTACAGCTACCGCAATCTGAATCCTCGCTGGCTGGCCGAGGGCCCGGCCAGTGGGTGGGCCTGGCTGTTCAGCTGATCAATGCCTCAAGCCATTCCAGCCGCAGCGCCTGCAGCCGCACCCTCAGCCGCTGGCCAGATCGATCCCTGATACAACGGCCGCCGGTGCAGACCTCCCAGCAGCAGCCGCCAGCCGCATCGATGACGACCCGGGGCACGCCATCGCCGGCAGACTGGTGGAGACTCTGGATTCCGACCATGGAGGACAGCTCAGGTGGTTGGTGGCTCAATCCACAGCTCAGTCTGAGCCGGGAGTTGGAGCTGGAATCGGCGCGACGGATGATCCCTCAGCTCCATCGGCACGAGCTGGAAGCCCAACTGGATTCGGCCCTGGTCCATGCACTGACCATGGACCACCTGCTCCGTCAGGCCATGGCGCGGGTGATTGAGCTGGAAGTTAGAGCAGTCGCAGCTGACCCGCCGGCGCATCGGCATCGAAGCTGGGCTCGGGAGCTGCTGGCGGCGCTGCGGCCGGCTGATCCAGGCTGAACACCAGCTGCCCCTCCAGCTGGGCCTTGGCAGCACGCAGCAGCCGCAGGGCCTCGACCGATCGGATGCCTTCCTCTGCCGCCAGCCGGTGGACAGGGATCGGAGGGTTGCTGAACCACCGCCCCGCCACCAGTCGGTAGCTCCGTTCATCCAGTCCAGCCAGCCGGCGGCGCAGCTCCAGTAACTGGGGGTCAGCGTCGGATGCCGGGGCGGCGATCACATCCGCCAGGCAGAGGCTGTCGTCTTCGCCATGCACGGAGTCCAGCGAGCTGCAGCCCCGGCCGCGCGCCATAAAGTCCGCCAGCTCGACTGCGGACACACCCAGGTCGTCCGCCAGCTCCGCCGGCGACGGCTGGCGGCCCAGCTCCTGGGCCAATACATCCCGCCTGGCATCAAGCCGGGCGACACGGGCAGCCAGGCCCGACGGCAGGCGGATGGTGGAGCCAACTACCTCAGACTCGCGGGCGATCGACTGGCGGATCCACCAAAAGGCATAGGTGGAGAACTTGTAGCCGCGAGCCGGATCGAAACGCTCGGCGGCCCGCTGCAGGCCGATGGCGCCGACCTGGAGGGCGTCTTCCAGTTCCAGCAGCCGCACACCACCGCGCCGGCGGGCCCGGTCGGTGATGTGCATCACCAGCCGGAGATTGCAGCGGACGATCCGATCCCGGGCCCGCAGGCCCCGCCGGCGGATGGCCGGTGGTGCCCCGGCCGGCCCGGCGGGATGGTCCTGCCAGGCACGCACCAGGCCGCCGAGGTGGACTTCCTCGGCGGGGCCCAGCAGGGGAAACCTGCCGGCGCCCTCCAACCAGTGGCCGACGGCGTCGGATGCCATCAGCCTGGCGCCACCAGCACCGCTGCGCTGGTGAGCAGCAGGGCCAGCACGGTGGCTGGAATGGTGGGCCTGGCATGGATGACCACGGACCAGGCGCCGACCAGCAGGCCGGCGGAGGCATAGGCGCGGCGGCGGAAGGTGCGGCTCATCAGAACGGCGCCTCTTCGTCATCGGCGAACTCGTCGACGTAGCCATCAGCGGTGCAGACGGCATAGCCGTCTGGGATCTCATCGAAGCCGTCGGCTACCTGCTCGCCCGGATCTTCGCGAGGCACGAATGTCACGACCTGACACGCGCGGGGCTGGAGGCTGATGCCGCAACCCTCGGAACGGTTCCAGGGGTAGCAGGTGAAGCCAACGATCAGTTCAGAGCCGTTGCCAATGTCCTGGCCGTTCCATGGCTGCTTCCTGGCATCAACAATCCGGGGGCCCTTGGAGAATGTGCCGTCTGCATTCTCAAAGCGGTTGGCCTTGAAGCGAACGACGGTCTTACTGAGGTCGTCCTTGTCCGGCTTCCAGGGAGTGCCCTTGGCGGAGCGAGCTTTCTTCGCACCGTGGAGGGCAACAAATTCAGCATCCAGCTTCTTCAGGAAGGCGGCGTGGATGGGGTCGCTGTTGTTCAGCACCAGCTCGCACGAGTAGGACCACTTCCCTTCGTACTCATCGGCATTGATCAGGTGGGCCCAGCGGACTGGGGCCGCGGGCGAATAGAAGACTTCGGATGCCATGTTGATCAGATCAGAGGTGGAAGGCCCGCGCCAAGGCGGACCAGGTGATGGACAGCACCGGAGCGGCTCAGGTTGTGCTCTCGCATGACCTGCAGCACCGCCTCCAGCGCATCGGGGCGAAGCACCGTCATCAAGTGGTGGGACGGCTGAGGCGCGCGGCGCCCGTAGGGGCGGGCCCTGGGGGTGGGCTTGGGCTGGGAGGATTGGCGCTTCATGGCGTCACCTCCCACCGGCCGCCACGGGCGGGGCGGGACAGCGTGACCGGCACCAGGCGCCAGCCGCTGAGGTCGCCGCCCAGCATCCGCAGGCGGGCTGCGGCAACCTCAGGCGCCAGGGCTACCCAGGCATCAACCGGCGACCTGCTCATGTCGCCCTCCAGCGTCAACGCCAGGCCGTGCCGATCGATAGCTACCCAGCCGTGGCGGGTGATCAAGGATCCGCGCGAGTTTGCTGGCGCAATCCTCAAGGCTGTCGACGGTGCGGCCGAGCCGAAGCAGGAGCCCGGCTGCTGGGGTGGTCTCGGCGCAGACCATGGCATTGAGCTCTCCTTGGTATTCGTTGGCGACGGCCTCAACGGCTTCGAGGGCCCGGCGGAGTAGTTCACGGGTTCGGAGGTCATTCACTAATGCCCCCTGCCGCCTCAACGGTGAAACGGTCGATGAAGTGCAGGTGCCGCAGTTCGGTGATCACCGGGATGATCGATTTCGCATCACGCGGCACCCGAAAGGCATCGCGGAAACTGATGGTGAACACCTTGCGCTGCTCGGTGCTCAGCGCCTTGACCATCTCCACAGCCGCCGCGCGCTCGTCGTCGCTGAGCTGGGTGGCCTGGTCGGGCTGGTCGGGCTGGTCGCCATCTTCATCAGCGACGAGAGCGCCGCTGGTGGCGGCAGCCAAGGATGCGGCGGCTTC